GGCCGTGCCATACCACGGCTTGGCAAACACCGCCGCATAGGGCCGGTGCGCCGGAACGGCATCATCGAGCTGCGGCAGGTCCATCAGGGCAATTTCCGCCGGACCATAAACGGTAGCCCCCGGCAGGCTCGCTGGGCGATATTGCCCCGGTGGCAGGTCGTATATAGCGGCATCGGTGCGGATCGCCTCGATGGCCCGTGCGCCCGCATCACCAATGCGGGTGATGCGATAATCGATCAGGCGACCATCATTATCCAGACTGAATACATCGCCGGGGTCGAGCGACAGGCGCGAGGGTGGAAGCTTGGCGGTCAAGGTCTCGCGCCCGATCCAGCCTTCCATCAGGGCACGACGACAACGCCGGTCAGCTTCTTCCAGCGACACGGCCAGCGGGAAGCTTTCCGAGGCCACGCGGGCGGCCTCGACCGTGACGCGGCGGGCCTCAACAGTGGCGACATCATACTCCTCATCCGGGCGCACCAGCTGCCATTTGAGCGCTTGCGGCAGTTCGGTTTCCCGCCCGCGGGTCAGTTCCATCACGTCGCCTTGTGCAGCCACCATGTCATCGGGATTGATTGTTGACACCGCCTGCTGCCCGCGCGTCACAAACCGGATCACGCCACCGCTTTCCACTGCATCAAACCCGAAATGCCGTGCGAGCGTTGAAATCGACGCGCGCGGACTTTCCAGGGCGGAAATCACAAAGCCCGGCACGGTGTCAGAAAGTTCGCTCACATCGATCAGGCTGTCTTCCAACCCCGCTCGACGACAGAGTTCCCGCACCAGCGCGCCAAGCCCAACCGCCCCGAGCCGCCCGTTCAGCCAATGCCCCAGCCGCCAGTTCGGCGCGTCGGTCCAGATATCGTCGCGGGCCGGAAAGTCGGGATAGGGCCGTGCGTCCCATGTCCAGACGGCGGCCTCATCCGTATTGATCATCGGAGCGGCATAAACGCTGCTGGTTGGGTTGTTCGCCGGATCACCCCAATATCCCAGCATCGCCTCGATATAGCGCCGCTGGATCGCCTCGTCCTGCCAGCCCCGTGAAAAGTGTGGTAGCGCGCTCTCGGCCGACTTGGGATCATAAAACACGTTCGGCTGGTTGGTGCCACGATCGACCGCTGGACAGCCGAGCTCGGTGAAGCGGATCGGCTTTGATTGTGGATTCCAGGCGGTTGCCGTTGCGGCTTCGACACCGGCGGGCCGGTTGAAGTGTGGGTTCGACCACCACGACCGGATGTCCTTCGGGCGAAACACCCAGGTCTTGATGGTCCCCGTGGCTGGAACAATCGCCTGATCATACATATCAAGGGGATTGGGACAGGAGAGCGGCCAGCCGACGGTTGGCTCGCCAGCGATGTTGCTAATACCGGATCCGCTGGCACCGTAACAGCCGCTTCCGCTATAGGCCCAGGCCGACAGGGTGCCGTCGGTGGTGCTGGCGCTCCCGACCAAGACGCCATCGACCCAGAGCCGGATGAGGCTCGGGTTGAGGGTCACGTCCCAGATCAGATCATGCATTGCCCCGTCAAACGGCAGCGAGGCAACGGGGATATCAAGAAAAGCCGCATCGCCATTGGCCGCGGTGACGTCGCCCATCCCAGCGCGATAGCGAAACACCGTGCCGCCTCCCCCGCTATCAACAATCGGGGTCCGGACTTGCGCCGCGCGATCCGCGTCACTGGCATAATACCAGTCGAACTGCTCACCGCCCTCGATGTTTGACTGCAGATACCCCAGATCGTGGACGCCGGCCCAGCCCGCTTGCGCATCAAGGTGATCGGTCCCATCCCGCCAGTCCGACAAGGGCAGATAATTGTCGATGCCGACAAAATGGATGTTGGTATCGGCCCAGAGCGGATCGAGGTGAAAGAACACGTCACCCGAGCCATCCTGCGGGTGGTGACCAAAATACTCGCTCCAGTCGGCGGCATAGCTGACCCGCCCCGCGGTCACCGTGGCGTTTGAGGTGGTCAGGCTAAAGGCAAAGTTCGAGGCCAGGATGCCATCGGTAATGATGATCTGAAACTGGATCCAGCGGGTTCCGGCGGGTAAGGTGCCGCTACCGCCGGTCGTGTCGCTTGGCAGCGAGGCGCTGGTGTCTGATTGCACATCCAGAATGAGGGGCGCAAACGGATGCGGGTACGAGGTGTCTGGCGCGCCACCTGCATCCGGCAGACCATAAGCGCGAATACGCAAACGCGCACCGCCCCAGGTCCAGACCTGATCAGCCGAAACGTTGAGCGTCACATTGCCTGCGTCAATCTCCGCAACCGAGAGGCCCACGGCCGTCGCATCAATCGCATGATAAAGCAGACGCCCTGAAACGGGGCCAGTATCGATACTGCCCGTCGTTACGACAGGCAGCGCGGATGTCCAACACTCCCATTGCGGCGCGGGACTATTGATGACCCCATTTGGATCATCGCCGGGATAGGCAACGAGGTGCAGGTTTGAGAAATCCACTGGCAGATCGGCCGTGCCGGTCGAGATGGTCACAAGGTTGGCGACATCGGAGGCCAGAGTTTTCAGCGCCGGGACAGCGGGATAGGTCGTTGCACCGTGGCGAATAGTGGTCAGGCCAACGAGTTCCGATCCCAGAAGGAAAGCATCCACCCCGCCAGCCGCCGCACAGATATGTGCATAATGCAGGATAAAGCGGCGATAGCCCCAATCCGCGCCGCCGATCCAAGCTACAGCCTCGCCGGAAACATTGAAGTCAGCGGCCGACGCATTGCCGAAGAACGCCGCGACCTGCGTTCCGGCCGCAGCGGTTTTATCAGCGGTCCCGACAAACCCCGCTGCGGGCGAACAGGTGATCCGGCCGCGCCAGGGATAAGCATCCTGACCGGGTGTGGCGGCATTGTCGGAATAGGGGTTCGGCAGCGTATTGCCCACCGGAATGTCCATCAGCAGAAACGGATAGAAGGTGAGGCGCAGGCCGCGGGCGCGAATCTCCCTGATGGCCTCGACGATCGTTGCATCCGAGGGTGTGCCGCCGTAGGCGAGTTTGCCGATGTCGTCGGTGCTGATCTGGTGGGCTAAGGCGCGGTTCAAGCCATTGACCGCCCACGAAACTGCCGTCGTGACCTTGTTGGCATTCTCAACGCCGGGCTGAATTGCGCAATTGCCCGCGCGCAGGTCATTGCCGAACCAGGCAACCACAAGCGAGACGCTCTCGATATGGGGTGCTGCCGCCTGCAGCTGATCGAGGGCTGCCACGATGTCGGGCACACCGTTTGTCGTGTGCACGTTCTCGGAGGCCGTCGTGCCAGCGGAGCCGCGCGACACCGGCGTCGTGCCGTATTGAAACTCGCCCGTGGCGGGGATCATGGTCACGGCTTTGATCAACCCCTCGGCCGTGTCGGGCGCATCAATCGGGCGAAACACCTCGAACGAGAGCTGCGGAATACGGTTGCCAAAGGGTGTGAGGTCGAGTTCCTCGAACATCACATAAGCCGTGCCGCGATAGGCAGGCGCATTGCCCGCATCCATTTTTGTCTCGATGAACGGATCCGGCTGTTGGGTCTCATCGCCCTTGTAGAGGCGCCATGTTGCGCCTGAGATATCCAGCGGTTTGCCATCGGCCCAAACCCTCCCAATCCCCGAAATCGGCCCTTCGGCCAGCGCCACGGCGAAGGAGGCCGTATAAAGGTATGATGTGGTCGTGACCTTCGGCCCACCGCCCTTGCCTCCCTGACTGGTGGTGCTGACATGCTCGGTGAAATCGGTTGCCCATATGATGTTGCCGCCGATCCGCATGCGTCCGTAAACGCGCGGAATAATCGCCCCCTCGGTCGAGGTGGTGACCGTGAGGTTCTGCAACCGCTGGCCCTCAATCCTTTGTGCCGGGCAAGGCCGGATACAATCCAGCTGTCGACCAGCGAGCCCGCGATCTGGCCGACCGCGCCACCGATGGTGGCTGCAGACACGCCAAGGACGGAGCCGCCAATGCTGGCGCCCAGCGCGGAGCCGGCGGAAGCAAGAAGGATCGAGGCCATGGATTAAGGTTTTCGTTTGCTGATTGGAAAGCGGAAAGCGAAGGCGACGCGGCGACGCCAGGGATCGGTCAGGGATTCCTCGATCACGCCGGTGCGCTCGTAGGCGTGGATGAAGTGGTGCGAACGCGCACTGCGATCGTTGCCGGACAGTATCCCCACATGCTTGGCAATCGCCCCCGCACGCATGCGGAACGGGACGACGTCGCCGGTCCTTGCATCGGCCACGTCGATTTCCGTCATCGCCGCGTGAGCGGCCTCGGCCAGAACCTCGACGGGGCCCATTTCGCCGCAATCGCGCGAATAGGGCGGCACCGGCATCGGTTCCGGGCCGACAACCTCCCGCCAGACGCCCCGGATCAGTCCGAGGCAATCGCAGCCGACGCCGCGCACCGAGGCTTGGTCATGATAGGGCGTCCCAATCCAGCGGCGGGCGGCTTTGATAATGCGGGCGGGAGCCGTGTTGGCTCTCGCGCAGTGCTGCGCATTGCGCTGCCGCTCGCCGTTTCCTTCGGAAACGCCGTATATCATAGTACCGCCCCTGCGTTCGTGTCCCCCTTGGCGGCGTAGCGAATGATGGTGTCCTGCCCCGGAATATGCGGGAACCCCCTGAAATTGACCGCATTGGCGAACTTGGCTTTGCAGGTTGCAAAACTCTTGTCGCACCCCGCCGTGATGTCGAACGCATCGGTTGCGAGAATGGGCCGCACGGGCGGTTCCAATAACGTGAGCGTCGCAGTTGCACCCGAAAGCGCATGGCTGAGCACCTCCGTGGAACGCCCCGAATTGGCGCCGCTGGTCCAGGTGAGGATGCCGAGCGCGAACCACCCATCGACGAAGGATGACAGGCCCGACACCGTAAAAACCCGGTCGCCCGATACCGTCACCACAGTGCCAGACCCCTTGTAGGCCGGATCATTGAGATTGACGCCACAGCGCGCATCGCCCAAAGCCGCATCGCATGTCGCCTGAAACGTCCGCCCGACGGTCTGGTTCAAAACATGGGAAATCGAGCGCATCTCGGCCACGAACTGTACCCGCCCCCGCCGCACCTGCCCGATGGCGCCGCGCCGCATCATGACGCGCTGGTTCACGTCCTGCCAATTCACCCGCCAGATCTCGACGCTCGCGTTGTCCCAGCGCCCGTCCAAAATGTCGGTCTCCGTGATCATGGTAGAGGTCAGCACTCCCTCGGCATCCTGGCTGTCCACCGAAAGGTCAGACCCCGCACGGATCTCCGAGGCGGTGAAGCCGCTTTCGGGCGCAAATGTCGTACCATCGAAGCTTAGCGCCAGATCGTGATCGGTGAAGCCAAACACCTGCCCGTCATTGCGGGTCAGTCGCCAGCACCAGGCAAGCGTCGTGGTGCCAGAATCAAGGTGGGTTTGCAGGGGTGTGGGGAAGGTTTTCATCGGCGCACCTCTATCAAGGGAATGGAGGCGATCGAGCCGAGGCGCTCGATATCCAGCGTCACGTCGAGCCTGTCGGTATCAAAGCGCACCGGCACGTCGAATTCAAATCCGGCGGTTAGGACCGCGCCGGTCGCTGGAGCGGCGGTGAAACTAACGATGCCGGTGGTGGTGTCGACCGACCAGCCGGAGCTCCGCGCCGCGCCGTCGATGGCCACCAACACGGTTCCGGCCACCGGCTTGGTGATCGCGCGGGTCCAGCTTTGCGCGCCAGACGTATAGGCTTTCACCAGTTGAAACGCTGTAGTCGCCCCGTCACCGGTCCCGATCGTCTGATCGTTTGCTGAAGGCGCTTGCGACGGCAGGCAGGATTTGTAATCACCCCAATCCTTCCAGCCAAAGCCGTAAAGCCGTCCATTGCGGGCCTCGAAAAACGCCACCACGGCGGCCAGATCATCGGTGCGCCGCACGCCATATGCGGCATCATAGCGACGGCGCGAGTTGGCCCATGACGCATTGCGCTCCTCATCACCCGAGGCCAGCTCGACAATCTGCGTGCGCCGCTCGGGGCCACCCCGGGCGCCACGGCTGATATTGTCGGGAAAGCGGATTTCGTGAAATGCCATCGTCTACATCCCCCGTCTGCCCAGCGCGACAGCCCGGGCAATGTCGGCCGAGACCTGCGTGCGCGATTGCCGGAAACTCTCGGCGTCGCGGGTCTGGATGTTGATAATGATGTTTGGAGAGCTGCCCATGCCGGTGGCCACCTCGCGGCGGCTTAACACCTGCTCACCACGTTGCAGGATAGCTGGAACCTCGCCCGGTTGCAGCCCAGCCCAGCCACCGCCATGCATGCGCGGCGCGCCGGCAAAAGCCATCGCGGGCACCATGCGCTGTGGTGCAACGCCTCCGACAATGCCGCCAGCATGCAGCACCGGCGCAAAGATCCCGCCCATGTTGCCAAGAGCGCCCGACAGCGCATTGGCCAGCGGTCCAAGAATAAACTTGCGCGCTGAGAGTTTCGCCATGTCCGCCAGCATCGAGGTCACCATCGAGTGGAAATCGAGCTTGCCGGTTTTGACGAATTCGCCGATGGCATTTTCGGCGTTAGAAAAAGCGCCGACCAGGCTGTCGCCGAGGCCCTTGCCTGTCAATTAGCACTTAAAACTGACCCGGGTTTTGCATTTAAAACTGACCCACCGTTTGAGGGCAAAGCCGACAGGCGAGATGCCCTCATATAGCGAGCTCGTCTGTTGGCTTTGCTTGCGCTGCGGCTTCGTTGACGCGGCTGTTTTTACTCTGTGAGAAGCGGAACGCGTTGTTACCGGTCTCAACGATTGAACAGTGATGTGTGACCCGATCCGGAAGCGCCGTTGTCATCTTGGCGTCGCCAAAGACGGACACCCATTCCCCGAATTCCAGGTTCGTGGTGATGATGACGCTGGTTTTCTCATAAG